AAATCAATGCGGGACACATAGACATCACAACCGAAATAAATGAACTAATCAAAATAAGCCGTGACGAAGATTGCAGCAACTCCAACAAGTTACAAGCTTAGGTTACAAGTTGACTCAAGGGCAACAGCAAATAGTCGGAGCAGTATTAGACCCAACCGTTAAACGCTTAATAATTTGTTGCATGACACGATACGGCAAAACCCGCATAGTCGCAATCGCACTCCTACTCTACATATTAAGCAACGGCAACAAACGAATCCTAATCATCGCGCCAACAATCGACCAAACAAATATAATCCGCAACTACATGGCAGAACTCATAGCCACTAATAAAACATTAAGCAACCTAGTAGATCACCAGCAACATACAGGACCCGAACACCTCAAATCAGAAATGAGTAAGAAACGTATCACATTCAAAAACGGCTGCGAACTCATCACTTTAACAGCGCATGGCGAAGAGAACAGCAAGGATCCAGGCAAACAATTAATGGGCTTCGGCGGCGACATAGTCGTCCTCGACGAAGCGTGCCTAATCATGGATGTTGTTTACACAAGCAGAATAAGCCGAATGCTCGGCGACTCACCCGATAGCAAACTCGTAACAATCGTAAACCCGTGGAACATGCTGAACTTCGCTTACCGCCAATGGAAAAATCCCCACTTCAAAAGAATACATATCAACTGGGAGCAAGCACTCGCGGAAGGCAGAGTCTCAAAACCATATCTGCAAGAACAAAAAGAAGACCTCTCACAGTATGAGTGGGACGTCCTCTATGAAAGCAAGTTTAGCGTAGAAGGCGAAGACACCCTAATCCGATATGATTGGATAGAGCGAGCAACCAAAAAACAAGTCATATTCACAACACCAACCCAAACCGTTTGGGGCTTAGATGTAGCTGAGCAAGGCGCAGACTTAACCATCCTAACCCGAGCAGAAACAGACAGCATCCAATACGCAGTTCGAGAACAACAGTACATCCGAGAACGAGAAACAATCCCAACAGCAAACCACGTATCAACCATAATCCCCAAAAAAGAATCCGTGAACGTTGACAGTATAGGCGTAGGCGCAGGCGTCTATAGCCAACTAAAAGAGCTCGGACACAAAGTCAACAGCATCAGAGTCGGCGAAGCACCAATCTCAAGCTACAACTCTAAACGCTTTATGAACTTGAAGTCTCAGCGCTGGTGGCACCTCCGCGAACTATTCGAAAAAAACCTAATCAGCATACCCAACAATCACAAGTTAATCAGTCAACTTTCACAAATGCGCTACGAGTTCACCACGCTCAGCAAAATCAAAATCAAAGACCCAGAAGGCAAAAGCCCAGACTACGCAGACAGCTTAATGTTAACAATCCTGTCAAGCGATACGAAGGCAGAGATTAGTTTCTTAAGGTGACAAAATGAAAATAGGCAACTACACAATCCTCAAACGTAAAAAACAACCTTTCGATTCAGACTTGAAAATAGACTTAATCAAAATCCACAAAGAATTCACAGAGTCCCAACCTTGCCCTAAATGCCACGAAAAAAAGTTAACTCTTCAAGTATTGGAAGAGGGAAAAACAGGTTGGGAACTAGCCTTCAAATGCGGGTCATGCGCAACCCGAGGGGTACTTAACGATTCAGGATTCAAAGTAGATTTCACAAAAACAGCGGAGACAACAACTTGACTACAGGCTTCACCACTCAGATTCCTATGCCGAGAATCAGCGAGAACTATAAAGCAGCATTCGACAAAACAGGCACCAGTAAACCACAACGCAAAATCTACAACCTAAACGAGAACAGTTGGGCATCCCGCTATAAACATTACAGTAAGCTACGCGAAGCATACCCACTCTTCGATAAAGCCTGCCTCGGACTTGCAGGACTCGTAATGAGCCAAGGCATCTTTCATAAGCCAGCAGTTAAAAAGAACGATGAAACCTACGGGTTAGCTGAAGAGGCGTGCTGGCGAGCCGACCAATTCCGCGATAAACGATACGTAAACAGTAAACTATTCAACACTATAGACGCAATCGCTTTCTCCGGCAGTTGCTTCTGGGAACTCAGCGACAACGAAACATTCGACTTCCGCATTCCACCACTCCAAGAATACATTGAACCGTATAAAGCTAATGATCAAGGCGAAATCACTGATTGGCGACAAGTCATAAACGGCTCAACAAAAGCCGAGTGGACAAGCGACCAACTTAAACTAATCAGTTTCAGACCCACAACCGCCACATGGCCCTTTGGCAACGGGTTAGGCGTCGGCTTAGAAACCGAGATGGAAATGCTCGTTGACATGGAAACTTCAGTGAAGGACTACAGCGAAAAAGCCGCTTGGCCCTACGAGATTCTCGCGTTAGGCGATAAGGACAGCATGGTTGCAGACTCAGACTACTCAACCGCCCGGACAGAATGGAAGAATCGTAAGCCAGGCGAAGGCATCGCATGTCGAAACATGGCTGTGGATATTAAGGCGGGCGGCACTAATTCAGCGCCTATCCGCGAGTTAGCTGCTATATGCGAGTTTATGAAAGATAATGTGCATGACGGCTTAGTGGTGCCGCCAGTAAGCAAGTTGTATAATAGCACGGAAGCCAGCGCTAAAGAACTCCGCAAGCAAGTCATGGACATCATTGGGCAACCGTTGCAGTGGCTTCTGAAAGAACACTACGAGCAAGACATCCTTAAAGCATTCATGATTCAGCAAGGTTACTCTGTGAAATCGTGTCCAGCTGCGATGTTTGAGGCGCCTGACGTGCATAAGAAGGAGGAAGGCGAATATTGGGTTTCACTGGTAAACGCGAAGATTCAATCTCCACTGCAAGCTTGCGACCACATGGATTTGGAGTATGATGAGAATTATTGGAAACAAGAGGAGCAGAAGCAGATGGAGTTTCAGAAGCAGAAGTTAGAGGCAACCCCTAAGGAAGAAGGCGAATCACCTAAACAGCGTGAAGGTAAAAGTTTTAAGGTTACAGAACTATTTCCAGAGGCGGAACATAAACGAGACATTATCTGAGAAGGAGGCGAATCTTTTAAATGACTACACTAATTATTCCCGAAGTTGATAAATTACTTGAAGAAATACTTACATATCAAATAGGAGGTCAATTTCCAGAAACAGAGATTCATCCCAAAATTCTCGAAATAATTAACCGTTTATCCCCTGAAGACTGCAAACTTGTAATTGGCTACATCAAGGGTATTATACGTGCATGTTACGAAGCAGTTGAGGACTCTTATGGCGATGATTTATGATTAGCGCAGTCGAAGCTGTATTAGCGGTTCAAGAGAAAACTTGGATACCCACCGACTTAGATACTTCACAAACGTTCTTCAGCGCAAACGACTGGTGGAACTACATCAAAAGTTACCACCCGAACATGTGCCACCAATGCGACTTCTACGGTGACATGCCCTTCTTCAGCGGAAACGACTTAAGAATCACATTTCCATATTTAGAGATAGTTGACGAAAACACTATCGCCGTGCATGTACATAATCATTGCACTTGTGAACTGCAACGAGTATTTAGGAGTTTAGAACCATGATTGAATATCTGCTACTTCTAACCTTTGCATTTTGCTGCATCGTAGCATTAGCGTTTAGGCGGCAATACCGAATTAACCTTAAAAAACAGCGAGCCAATGCTGAGAAATGGCGAGAACATCTTAAAGTTACCACGTGGTTAACAGACATTGAAATAGGAGAATTCTATGTTGACTGAACACGTAAGCCTAACCCTCGTTAAACCACAGGAAGGAAGCAAGCTTCCCGCGTTACAGGAACAGCTAGAGCAAACAGCATCTCACCCCACAATCCTTGTTCCAATCGGCATCGTGGACACCACTCCAATCGTTGCTGCTCTTCAGAACAACGCGAAACTCAACGCTGAAGCCCTGCGAGAAACAGGAAAAATCCTTAATTCACTACGAGAAACCGTAGAATCGCCAGATTTACACGCGAAAGTTGACGAGTTACTAATTATATTCCGTAAGCTTGGGGCAAACGCGGATAAAGAAGCCGAAGTCCTGCAACTAATCAAAATGAAACTGGCAGAGTAACCATGTCATACTTCGACGGCTTTATGGCGCCGATACAGCATCCTGAATCAGCAATTTACCCCGGTGCCAGTCCACCACCGCTAATAGTTATTCCCTCAAGCTTTCACAAAGTAAGAAAGCGCAAGCTTAAACCCGCATGGTTAACTGCGGCAAGAATATATTTGGAGATGAAAACAGCAAGATGAGTAGCATAATAGAAACCTTCACTATACCCGTCACCGAATGGAAAACGGCTGACGCGGGCAAAAACACGATTCGCATTAAAGGTGTAGCCCTCAAAGGCGACGTCGTCAGCAGAAACCTAAGGCATTACCTCACCAATGAAGTCCGTAAAGCCACAAACACCTTCATTGGGAAACCCATAAACATCCACCATAACGACCCCAACAACGAGCGAACAAACATTGGCAACTTAACATGGATGGACTGGGACGAAACCGCAGAAATACTTACTTACGAAGGCGAAATCACCAAGCAACCTTACGTGGATATGCTTCGCAATAAAAGCGCTGAGATACGTGGGGTTAGTGTGCAAGCCAAATTCCTCCATAACCGCTGTCCAGAGTGTAACACTAAATTCTTCACAGAAGAATCATTTAAAGGGCACATGTGGGAACAACATTTTAAGAAGGTCTCTGCCGTGCCGCATGGCATAATCGGCGAAGCCATAACCCTCGTCTTGTCACCTGAAATCCCAGGCTATGATGGGACAACCGTTGACCTCGCTGAAACCGCGAGGCGCGAGACTTTACGGTTACTGGAAACAGTAATAAAAACAGAACAGGAAAAGGAAGAATACAAGTTGACTGAAATAAGCAAAATAAAAGCGACGATCGCAGTTACGCCAAGACCAGTAATTGCCGTGGGCAGCGTGAAAGAAATCGTTGAACCACCCGCACAGAAACCAGAGATAAAGCAAGTTGAGCCAGTACCCCTACCCCAACCACCTAAAGAAACGCCACTCATAGTTAAACAGCAAATTCCTCAATCCGCCATCGACCCCACAATTACAGAGAGCATCATCAAACCCGCAGAAACCCTAACCCTCAAAGAATCCAAAATAAACGGCATAAACGAAATATCAACTAAACTTTCACTAGGCGAACCATTCGCCGAGTACCCAAACTTTGCCGCGTGCGTTGCTGCTAACCAAGATAAAGAGAATCCTGAAGCGTACTGTGGACAAATCAAACATGAAACCGAAGAAATACTCACTCTTAAAGCTAACATGAAGCAACTCACGCAGAAAATCAACGAAGTCATACAGGAACAAAACAAGCCAATCACGCTCACGTTACCTGAAGTGAAAACACTTGCACCCTACAATGACAAATTAATCAGGGAAGCCCTAGCCGCTATTCCAAAGGATGACTTTGGCTGGAAAGAAATCAAGCCATTCGACCCTACACCTCTACAAACACGGATTGCCGAGGCAGAAGCAAAAATCCCCCCAATAGACGACGTAACATGGAAAGACCAACTAAAAGAAATCGACGCGAAAATCAACAAGGTCACTGAAACAATGGCAACCCAGAAGACTGAATTCGACAACTTACTAGACAGCGCCGACAAAGCAGTAAAAGAACACTTCGCACAAAACAAAAGAGACATGGAAGCAGACAAAACCAAAATCAAGGACCTCGAAGAAAAACTGAAAACAGCCGAAACAAAGAAACTCGCAGAAACACAAGACATAACCACCCGCGTAGAAAACCTCGAAGACAAACTTAAACCCCAATTCAAAGCCCACGCCAAAACAGGCGAAGCCAACAACCCCGTAATCATTGACCCAATGAAAGCAAAGGAGAAATCCTAAATGCTCAGTTTCCAAGACATCCTCAATAAAACAGTTGAGCAACGCACACGAATCCGCGAAGTCCTACAGCAAACCAGCGACGAGAAAGGATGGCACCCCACAGACGCAAACCTGTATGAGGGTTTAAACGTGGCAGACACCGCTGAAGTCAAAGCAGCATTAGACTCAATGACGTTAGCTGAAGTCCTAGAGAAAGGCAGCACCGCAATGGGCACAGACGCATTAGTCGCAACCAAACTACACGATACACTAATCTACGCCGCAAGACCTTACGATATTTGCCCTAAAATTGGTTACATGGTCAACAAGTGGAAAGGCGGCGACCTCGGCGTAAACATAACAGTAGACGGCTCATACATTCCTAAACCATTCAGCGGCGGCAAACTCGAAGTGAACGCTTCATTCGTGAAAGCTACACTCGCGCCTATACCCTACGGCATCCCTATACTTGCAGGCGCAGACATGATAGATGACCAAGAATACGGCATTGTCCAGTGGCATGTTGAACAGGCAGCTCAAGCGTGCGGCGAACAAGCCAGCGAACTCGCGATAGCAGTTTTAAAGGCAGCGCCAGATGGCGACGGTGTATTGAACACGGAAGCAGCAACAATAAACGCTATGACAGAGACAGATGTGTCCAACGTGAAGAAAGCTAACGGTATAGACGGATTCACCAGCAACACATTCCTAATCAGCAACGTATCTTATGCACCGCTGGATGTGGGACGAGAAGTTGCAGGTGGAGCCGCAGGCGACTACTATGTTGTGTCACCAGCCACTTATCGGATGCCCACTGAAGGCTTCAACGAAGTTCGCTTAGGATTAGATGTATTGCTGAATGATTCTTCGTTGCTGAAGACTAATGGCACAAACGCTTATAGCGTAGTCTTCGATAGAAATAATGCGTTATTGACTGGGCGTAAACGTTGGCTTGAACTGAAGAACTTTAGCAACCCAATCGAGGATATTGCAGGCGCAGTAATTTCGTTCCGACAAGACTCGGTGTCGCTGTATAAAGATGCGATTGGCTTGATAACTGAATCTTAAACCCCATAGTTTTTTTGAAAAACCAATTCAACTTTGAGGAGGGATAACCCCTGAATGAAATAGAAAATGCGTTGCGGAAGGCTGATGAAGCAATGGATAATGGACGTGCTGACGTGGCGACTTACTGGATGCTGAGGGCTCTGGTGTTGAAGCAGATTGAGAAGCAACCTGAACCCGCACCTGTAGTTGAACCGTTAGTGGCGGCACCCGAACCAGTGGAAGATAAGAAGCCTTCCAAACATAAAGCACCAAAAGAATCCCTCTAAAATTTCACGGTAACCATTAAGTTACTCCCTCTAACGGGGGAAAAGAAAAAAACACAAACGGAGATGAAACATAATGGCAACAGACTGGTATCCCTCTCAAGAGGGAAGAATAGCAGACGGTTTGACAATTAACTGTATCGTTGGAGCTACAGCAGTAGAAGAAAACGACATTGTTAAATTCGGCACTTCAACCGCGGGGCAAATCACTGTAATTCCAGCCACAGGCATCGGCGACGGTTGGGGCGTAGCAATACGCGCAGCCGCAGTCGGGTACCCAGTGCCCATTCTAGTATTAGGATTGAACAAGCTGAAGAACGGCGCCGTAGCAGCGGCAATTGAACAGGGACAAGTTTGCATGAACAACGGGGACACAACCGTTGACAGTTGCGAAGACCTAGTGGTTGGCGCTGGAACAATTACCATATATGGCGGAGACAGCCACATCCTCGGATTAATCATGCAAACCACCACGGCAGCGGCAGATGAAATCTTAGTTCTAGTCGGCAGATGCACTTAAGGAGCTACGGCAATGTCACAGCCACAATACCTCTCGCTTCAAGAAACCAAACAGCTCTTTGAGAAGCCAGAGTACAAGAGCATAGTTGAAACCTTACGGTATAAAGGCGACGATGGAAAAGACTGCTTCGAATACGACGCTTATAACCCGTTCGGCACAGGCTACCTTCAGGAAAAGTATAAGGTGCCACGCATGAACGCAGAAGACGCGATGCGACTAGCTGAAACCGTGAAGACATATCCCTTTACGTTATTGGCTAAAGAATTCCTTGCGCAGTCAGGCACTACAGGCATCGGAGGCGCGGCTTACCTTGTACCCGTGAAAATCCACAGTATCCTGCAAACATACGCTAGCCCCGCAGACATAATCAACGATGTTAGCATGATGGTTCTTCCAGCAAGCGAAATCCCAGGTAGAACCTTAGATGTTGACATCGCTAAACGCAGTAGCTACTATCCACACGCTACGGCTTCAGGCGGAAAAGCCCCAGAGGAAGAATTAGGCTTCATGAAAGCCACGTTGGACTTCGGCAAAACCTTAACTGTACACTTCAACATAGGTAATGACTTAATCGAAGATACGCCCCAACTCAGCCTGATGGAAATTCATATTCGCATGGCAGGCGCAGAAATGGGAAAACGCAGCACCACAGAAGTTCTCGCAGTTATGGCAAGCACCACAGACGGAGATGGCACGTTAAACGCTGAAACCGCAGGTGCAGACACTACAACGCTGGTGGACTTGGATAACGCTTGCGAACAAATCATCGTTGATGAGTTCGCACCAGACACGTTCCTATCACCCACCGAAGTTTTGCGCGACGCAATAATGAAAGATGCAACATACTTCCCCGCAGGCTCAACAAGCACATTCCGAGAAACAATCCTTCATGGCGGCGACCCGAATGCTTGGGGACTTAAATGGGTGAAATGTAACCATGGAAGCCTCTGGACCGAAGCCTCGAATCTGCCGACTAACTGCATAAGTTATGCACTCAGTAAAGACTACAGTTACCTTTCAGGACGCAAACGATGGCTCCGAATAGAAAACTATTCTGATCCAATACGTGACCTAATAGGCGCTGTAATCACTAGCAGGCAAGACACCGTCAGCATCTACAATGATTCAGTATGCAAAATAAGCGAAGCTTAAACAATCTGCTTAGTCTTTCCTTTTTTCTCTTTTTTTCTTAGTTATAATTCAATAATCCTTAAACAGTGATTAAACCATGAGCATCCAAACAATCGTTACGTGCCCACGCTGCCGTAAAGAATGGACAGCCACACAAGAAGAAGATGAAGTGGACTGCAACTGCCACACTTACTGCGAGGAAGGCACGAAGCCAAGCGACTGCTCATTATCGGCTTACGTGTTGAACCATGAGGTTGGCGCACCCTACGGTGCACATGTTGGAAGCAGCAACGGCGACGAGGACCCAATGCATATTCAATACTACTGCTCGGTGCATAGTCGCTACGGATACAAAATTCCTATTTCAATTCCTATAGACTGGGAGAATGTTCTCAGTAGGCGAGCACTCAAAAAAGTTAGGTGGATGAATCGAACATGATTCTTGACGTTGGGTGCGGTGGTAGCTTCGAACAACAATTTATGCCATCTACATGGAATAGTAATGTGCAACTTGACATCCGCAAACCCATAGAGAAACGCGAGAATTTCGTGTTAGCATCTGCTGAAGCAATGCCTTTCAGAGACGGAGTTTTCCATCTGGCTGAAAGCTTCGATGTATTGGAGCATGTTGACAGTCCAGTTCAGATGATGCGGGAGATGCGTAGAGTGGCTAAACGCATCCTTCTATTAACACCTAACAGTCTTCATTTACCATGCAGTTTAATGAGTATAGTTCGAAAGTCAAGTTGCTATGAACCGCATCATGACCACGTATGCGTATGGAGCAAAGCAGAAATGATAGGTTTACTGAATCGTGTAGGATTCCCAAAATATGAAGTTTCATTTACTGATGGTTACGGCGACAAGCAACATACGCATCACGCTCACTGGTACATTAGGCTACTTATGCTTTTTATCCCGTTTCAAGCCTTACGTTACAGGGCCTTACTAGTTACAGCGGAGAACAATTAAACATGAATCAAGGCGGAGTAGAAGACTGGCTAAAACAATGCGACCGACTATACCCTCCTAAACGGCAAGGAATGTTTCAACCTAAAATAAGCGTTAAAACCCAAATCCTAGAACTCAATAATAAAGTGCCTCATACTTGCCTGACTTGCTGGTGGCTTCAATTCCGAAATGGCAATAGCAACCGAGCCTGCGTTTACGATTACTACAACTCTGAGAAACTGCCATTTAAGAAACTGCCAGAAGTGTGTAGTTGGCTCTGCCTCGGCTACCGCGTGGACCCTGAAGCACTTAACCGACAGCAAGGCATTATGGGCATCGTGATGTAAATTTGGAACTGGATACTCCAGAGAAAAAGAAAGCATATCTTCAGTGGTGGCAGAGCTACCTCCGCAACTGCCCCGACAAGATACGAAGCAAAATCCCATTCTACCCTAAAGCGCCATGCCAACCCCGCGAATGCGACAAACACATGACGCATCTACATTTTTCCTGTTTAACATGTCCGCCGCGCAGATTCAACCGTGACCCCGAACATGGCAAATTCGCAGCGTATAAAAACGTGCTTCTGCTATTACAGTCTCCGAGTGGACGCAAAATAATCCTGCCCAAGCGATACATGTCATACGGCATCTTCATTCCCTTAGACAAGTATGGGCACGCTGAAGTTTGGAAGCGTATCCTACTGAAGTTTCTGTTAAGTGTAGCTGAGAGGATAGCGGAAGTTTAAAGGAGAACCGGGTAAAAATGAGATGTAAAACCTGTGGGTGCCTAATTCTAAATGGTGCCCTATGTCCAGTTTGCAGGGGGAAAAAACCTAGATGACTACGATAACAGCTGCTTTGATAAACAGTGAATTTGGGACATCTGTCAGCGTCACCGATTTAGAAGTAATAATTAACAGTTCAATAGACACCGTGAACAGTGACGCGCACATAAGCATTGGCTACCTATCAGGTTCACCTGGCACTATCACAGTCACAGGTGACCAAGCAGCAGCAATTAAACCCCTTATCGCTTCGAAACTTGCGTCACGTACAGCTTCAGGAGCATCCAGCAGTAGTGTTAACATCGGTCCAGTTAGCAAGTCACAAAGCGTTAGCAGTTCAATAAATGATGTAAACGCGGAGTTGTACATAAAGGCAATTCAAAAATTAATCGGTAAAGATTTCAGGAGGGCATAAACCTTGGGTGACTTACAAGTCGGTGAAGCGTTTAAAGACAAAGTGTACTTGATCGAGACGGCAACGGGTAATCCACATCTTCTCCAGACACCTACAGTAGTAGTTATTGATGAGTCGGGGAATCGTGCGGTAGCTGCAAACGCAACGGAAGAAAGCGACGGCTGGTACTATTACAGTTTCACGCCTGACGCGGCTGGCACATGGTCTTTGGAGTGGGCGAACGCCGGCAGCACCTTCATAAACAATTACATTCACTATTTTAAGGTGGGTGGCGGCGAAGTCACCGACATTAAAACTGAAACCGCCTCAATTTTAGCGGCAACGGACGCCGCCACAAGTTCACGCGCAGCAGCGGCAACAGCATTATCGACTGCCACTTGGACGGCGGCGCGTGCAGGGTACATTGATGAACTTGCAGCCGCTAATCTTCCTACTGACGTTGCCGCGGTAGATATGAAGGTTACAACAATCGACGGGTTCCATGATGTTCCCGCTGCTGACGCTGCAGCCAACGTGGTTATCCGCGATGTGGTTGGCAATAAGACGGATACGGTTGCTGGCACCTCACTTGTCGGTTTAGCTAAGGCGATTAAAGCGAAAACTGACGCTTTACCCACTGACCCCGCGGACGACAGCGACATTGACGCGGCAATCGCAGTAATCGATGGTTTTCACGATGTACCTGTCGCTGATGTTGCTACTGACGCGCAAATCCGCGATGTAGTGGGACGTAAAACTGACACTGCAAACACAACAGTCGGAGCCACTTCCAGCCTTATGCGCTACCTAAAGGGTGCCATAAACGAGTTAGCTGGAGTTCGAGCAAGAACAGATAGGCACCTAATTACACGTGCATGGTTTAGTCCATCACAGGAAGAAG